CCTATAGGTGTTTGGATTATTTAATCCGTGTTTGTGATAATTCTCAATGTAACGCCTTTCTCTTTGAAGGGTATTAGCAAATGTTTTAATTTGAGAAGGGGTGCCGCGCACCGTAACCGGAATAGATGGCCCACCAAACATTTGACCCAAGATACTTTTAATCCAACCACCAAACATATCCGGGGCACCCATAGCTATCGTCTGCCAAGCTTGAAGCTCATTAACTTCTGAGTTTTTTACGACTCCCAGATCAATAACAATCGGCGCCAAATCTTCTTGAATATTTTTATCCATTAGTTCTCCTCCAAAAGACACGTAGATACTCTATAATTAGTTATTATTTTAAAATAAGGAAGGAATGTTTAATTTATCAACGGGACGGCATGGAAGGCTTTGATGGAACTCTAGAGCTAGAGCCGCCCTTCGCTTTTCTTGTAGCTTCTTCCATTTTCTGGCTTTCCTGTTCCAATTGTCTTTGGAGGCGACTCATGAACCAGATACGTAACTTCACAGGAAGATTATATGCTTCGAAGAAACTCCACCCTCCATAATACTTTAGAAGAAAAAATTGCTCATAGACATTCTCAATGTATTTATCACTTAGGCCAAAAAAAGTCCGTGGTAAACGGCACCTCTGTTTCCTGTTCGAATCCACAGGCTTGGCATTCAAACTCATGCTTCATTTCAACATTTGGCATTAGTTTTGAATAAATATCACGTATGTATCGAGCATCAGATGCCGGCAGCGAACCAATAAAAAGATTAATTATATTAGCTTCCTTCTGTCCATTGACTGAAACGATAGACAGTCTAAGCTGATCGGTCAGCATGGATTCCGGAAGATTCTTTTTCTTCTTAAACGCAATAGTTTTTGCTAATTTCTTTTCATCGAAACCTGTTAACAACTTCAACTCAACTTGAGCCTTTATTCGCGGGGGAATCACTATAAAAGTACCATTTGATGTCCTGTCTACTTCTTTTGGAACTTCTATACCCGTGATCTTTATAGTATCCAGATCAAAAGAACTTCGACTATGTGTTGTACAAGCAGGACACATTATTTTTGTCTCATAATTTGACCCATAGCCTGTAATTCTAGCAGCAATAACAAGCGCATTCTTATCGCCAACTAAAAGGTCATCAACATTAACCTTTTTATCAACAATAATATTCTGTAGAAGCCTATCAATAGCCACACCCTTCTTCAACAACGATCTAGAAGTGAGAATATCCTCGTCTCGCGCTGTCATATAACGAATTTCAATGGTGTCCTTACCGCACAAAGAGTGCCCTTCTGGGTAGTATTCTCCTTTAGACGGCAAATCCACAAATTCTGTTGGGGTTGAAAAAGAGATAGGAGGGGTAGGCGCCTCCTCTGTGCTTTCTATTTTTTGATCTTCTACCTGTACTTGTGGGGGGGGTGGATCACTATTTCTCTGTCGTGCTCCAATTCTTTCTTCGTTGTTTCGTATTGTCATATATCACCTATTTGTTTTCTCCTATAAGTTCAAATTAAATTAAATACCCCCCTCTACGGGCCGGGTAGCGGGCCACCAGCGGGAGCCGCCACCTGGGCGCCATCGGCACCTGCTTGTGCTTCTTGGGGCGATAGGGCTGCTTCCAGCGTGGCATAATCATAACGTAAAGTTACCTCAATGTTAACCATATCTTCGGAATCATAATCTAGCTCGCCAAATCCAATATCTTTAACCCATGCGTTAATAAAAGTCCACGTCTCAATTGGATTAGTATTATCAGCACTAGTCGCTTCTGAACCGAGTTGGACGATTTTCACTTCGCCTAGGCCGGTGGCCATCTTCTTTTTTGAAATGGTAGAAACACTAGGGCTGAACGCATCGGGATACTTGTAGCCGCCGGCCATAAGCTTCCCAAACATAATTCCTGCCGCATCTGGAGTGACCGGATCAGCTAGAGTAAAACTAACAGTATCCCATTCTGCTCTGCCAGGATACCAAAATGTATGATTGAGGAATTTGTGTGAAGTTTCACTAATTGTCACCTTTGGCTTTGTAAACTTCTTACAAATCCAAGGATCCAAACCTCCAATATACGCCAACCATCTATACGCTCTTTTCGGCTCAATATTTACGTCTGCCCAAAAACCTGCCATTTCATTATGTCTCCTTACTACTAAAGTGTATTATAAATAGTGAAGCAAATTAAAATATCCACTTCACTATTTATTTTTTTAATTAATCCGCAAATGCCGCTCCACTATTTGAAATATTAAAATCAATAGCAATAAACTCAATAGATCGAGTTGGCTTCAAGAAAATCTTAGCATACATGATATTTCTGTCAATCAACTCTGGAGTGGTTGTAGTGTTATCCAAAACAACCTTGAACTCTTGTAGGCCAAATCGGGCCTTAACAGACCTCAAGAAAGGATTAACTCTACTCAAGAACCGATTCCAAGTTGACGGAATATTCTGGTCAAACAAAATAGTTGCCGCCATTCTGGAAACTTCCTTCTTGATGAAATTCATTAATCTTCGAACATTAATTCTATCCAAAGCAGATGCCTGCATTTGCAATGTCTTTTGACCAAAAACTACAAGACCTTCATTCGGGAAAGAGGCAATCGGATTAATATTTGCTTCATACAACAGATCTCTTTCCTTCGAAGAAAGCTTTTGTCTAGCATTGGTAACTGGAAGTCCAGCCGAACCAATGGATAAACCTCCACGATTGAAACCGGCAGGGGCAAACCAAAGCTCTGCTTGCTTTTCGGTATTAGCCATGACACCCAGCGCCGCAATCGAAGGAGGAGCCCAGAACATAGCATTATTTTGAGGATCTTTAATCTGAACCCAAGGATAATACGCACAGCCATAGCTTGTGTTCTCTTGCATATCCTCCAGGTCGGCAATCACCTGAGTCAAGCTACCCATGCGATCTTGTTCTGTTCCAATCGTTTCTGTCTTTGGCTGATAACCGCCAGGTAAATCAATAATCGCCAAAGAATCTGCCCGTGATTCAGCCGCCCGCAAGAGCCTCTGATTCAGCCCCGGCAGAGTAAGCCCGGGCATCGTAATAATATTACAATCCACGACTTCAGGATCCGTAACAGATTCAATTGCCCTCTTAATGGAATTATATTCATAACTTGTGGTTTCATTAATGTTGGCTGCGGTCATTGCGCGGTTGTTGAATGGATCCATTTCATGAATATCCACACCATCAGAGCCACCATATAGCGGAACAATAAATTGATCGAATCCTCGCTTTATTGATTCTTTATAAGAACCGCTTCCTCTATAAGAGCGACCAGCGGCTCGGGATCCCTGGCTCCAATACATCAAATTGACTTGAGTGCTAGCCGAAACTGCCGGTCCTCCGGCGTAATTAACAGAAGCAGACAAATCATCCAATGTAAATTCAAATGATCTTGACAAAGCGGCGTTCGTTGGAGTGGTGCCGGGAGAGTGTTGACCCCCGACGACTCCGCGATTCATGGCACGCACATAATCATACCAATTATAATCAAATCGTGTTGCACTATTCCATACTTGTGTACGTGCTCCCCAATAAGCTTTAGTCGGGCTGGGCGCTGTCAAACTACTTGTCCGCGCCAATATAGCCGGCCATACAAACGAGGCAGTCGTCGTAGCAGGAGTATTGGTAATCAGAATGTCGGGGTGGGAATCGGAACCGACGGAGCCGGCGCCCGAAACTGGGGTCGTGGTAACGACTAGCCCCGTAGGCGCCGTTGCCGCGAACCTTGAGCCGGAAAGATAAAACCAGTCTGCAAATTTTGTTGGCCCTCGGTAACCATATGGTAAATATCTTTCATCTGTGAAAGCACCATCTACTTGTTCGTTCATTTCAACACGCATATATTTTGAACGATTTCTGTAGTTACCATACTCAATGTAGCGGCCCTCTTCGTAATTCCACTCTCTATAAGCATCACCAATTTTTCTGGCGACATAGTTCGGAGATCGGGGATCTAAGCTACATTGTGAAAATCTTTCCGTATATTTGATAGCGGAATCGCTGTCTTTAGCATCCCGCACAACAATGGAAAAGGTACCATATGGCTGCTCATCCGACGATGCATATCTAATATCTTGGATGGCAATCTTAAAATGTTGGGGCTCCCATAATCCGCTATTTAAAGCATGAATCTTAAAAAGATCTTGCGTCTTAGTATCAATAGAAAAAGTTCCAGTTGACGGGGGACCTTCGGAAAGGTCTTGCGAGAATATCCAATCAGTTTGTGCTGTTGTTAATTGTACCCGCTGGTCAGCGATATCATTTGTGGTGACAGTGGGATTGACGAGGGGCAAAATCGCACCCCAGTAATCTGTACCACTGCCCGTAACATTGTGACCGGCGTTTTCGTTTCCAAGCCAATTTTCATAAGTTTCTCCCAACCAATAAGAAGCAGTAGCGCTAGCGCCTACTCCTATATTGCTATTTGTAAGTGTAGGATTAGTATTAAAAACTTTACGAATAAATTTGCTGCTATTTGCATTGAAATCAAATTCCGTGTCGTACACATAGCCAGTACCATCATTGATTCGGGCCTTGAAACCATAAGGGGCGCACGTACTCATAATGGCCGAGCCCATATTCGCTGTTGCGACTCCGGTGTCAGCGAGAGCACCAGACAAAGAAATATGACCATTATCGCAATACCATATGGCCGCCAGAGTTCCAGTTATATTCTGATTCGCAGCAGTTGTTGATCCGCTTGGGCAGATCAACAATCCATAAGCGCCCCCGCCTTGGGGAGTACCCGTGGTGGTATATGTGTTGGTGGTTTGCCATCCAGCCTCACCTTCGTCGGTGGTAGCGCCAGGATTTTCATCTCCTGCGAGACGAACAACAGTTAGGGGTGCGCTATTTCGTAAATAAGCTTGCGCAGCATATGCAGCA